GGCGTGGTGCAGGAGTACAAGATCGGCACGCGCAGCCTGAAGAAGTACGAAATGGCGGACCTGATTGCGCTTGAGGGCAAACTGAAGGCTGAGGTGAAGCGCGAACAAGCAGCGCAGCTGGCGGCCAATGGCCTCGGCAATCCCCACAACCTGTTCGTGCGCTTCTGATGGGCATCCGATCTTCCATCCTCGGCTGGCTGCAGCGCGGAGCTGAGCCGACACCAGCGCCACGCCGGCGGATGTATCAGGGCGCGACGGTCAGCAGGCTGACGAGCGACTGGGTAACGCAAAGCACCTCGGCCGATGCCGAGATCAAGGGCAGCCTGCCGCGGCTGCGCAACCGCTCGCGGCAACTGGTGCGCGACAACGACTACGCGCGGCAGGCGATCCGCGCGGTGAAGAACAACGTGGTCGGCACGGGCATCAAGCTGCAGGCGCAGGTGCGGATGCTGCGTGGCGGCGGGCGGCTGGATCAGCCGGTGAACGATGCGATCGAGACCGCATGGCGCGAGTGGGGCAAGAAGCAGTTCTGCCACACCGGCGGCCGGCTGAGCTGGCACGACATGGAGCGCCTGGTGATCGGCGCGATGGCCGAGTCGGGTGAGGTGTTCATCCGCAAGGTGCGGCAGCCGTTCGGTGGCAGCCGCGTGCCGTTTGCGCTGGAGGTGATCGAGTCCGATCTGCTCGATGACACCTACACGGGCACCAGCACGATCGACGGCAACGAATGGCGCATGGGTGTGGAGTGTGACAAGTGGGGTCGCCCTGTGCAGTACGCCTTCCTGAACAAGCACCCCGGCGACAGCCCGTTTCAGGGGCAGCCTGGACCGCGGCACAAGTTGATCCCGGCGGGTGAGATCATCCACCTCTATCTGGTGGACCGCCCCGGCCAGACGCGCGGCGTGCCGTGGCTGGCGACGGCGATCCAGCGGCTGCATCACCTCTCGGGCTACGAGGAGGCGGAGGTGATCCGCGCGCGCGCGAGCTCGGCGCTGATGGGCTTCATTACCAGCGATGAAGGTGAGCTGATCGGCGACTCGGTGTACGAGGGCGAACGGGTGAGCAATTTCGAGCCCGGCGTCTTTAAGTATCTGGCACCCGGCGAGAGCGTGACGGTGCCGCAGCTCGATGCCCCAGATGGGCAGTTCGAGCCGTTCCTGCGGGCGATGCTGCGCGCCATGGCGGCCGGTGTCGGCTGCAGCTACGAGAGCATCAGCCGCGACTTCAGCCAGTCCAACTACTCGAGCAGTCGGCTCTCGCTGCTGGAGGACCGCGACCACTGGCGTGCGCTGCAGGGCTACCTGATCGAGAACTTCCACCAGCCGGTGTTCGAGGCTTGGCTCGAGATGGCGGTGCTCGGCGGTGTGCTGAACCTGCCGGCCTACGAGACCAACCCCGAGCGCTACAGGCAGATGCGGTGGATGCCCCGCGGTTGGGCATGGGTGGATCCGGCCAAGGAGGTGCAGGCCTACAAGGATGCGGTGCGCTGCGGCTTCAAGACACTGGGTGAGGTGGTGGCCGAGCAGGGCGGTGACCTCGAGGAGCTGCTGGTGGCGCGCGCTGCCGAGCTCGAGCTGTCCGATGAGCTCGATCTGATGTTCGACACCGACCCGCACGAGGTGAACGCCAGCGGCACGCAGCAGGCCGGAGATCCTGCGGAGGATCAGGCGGAGGAGATCGACCCGGCCAGTGATGCGGATCCGGCCGACGATAATGGCGAGGATGACACTGAGGACACCGATGGACCTATCGCGTGATCTTGAAGGGCAGCTGCTCAAGCGCTCTGAAGTAGCTGATTTCACGGTCAGCGAAGATGAGCGTTCGATCGAGTTCCCTTTCTCCAGCGAGTTTCCTGTTGCTCGCTATTTTGGCAATGAAGTGCTGAGCCACGATGAGCGCAGCGCTGATCTATCGCGCCTGAATGATTCTGCGCCGCTGCTGTTCAACCACGATCCGAACAAGGTGATCGGTGTTGTCGAGCGCGCGTGGATCGATGGCAAGAAGAAACGCGGCTACGCCAAGGTGAAGTTCAGCCGTAACGCCTTCGCGCAGGAAGTGCTCGCGGATGTGCGTGACGGCGTGCTGCGCAACGTAAGCTTCGGCTACGCGATCAACGACATGGAGCAACGCGGCAGCGGTGATTTCGTCGCTACCAGCTGGGCTCCCTACGAAGTGAGCGTGGTTAGCATACCTGCAGACCCCACTGTGGGTGTGGGTCGGTCTCTCGAGGCCGATCCTGCGGCCTCCGCCGCATCACCAACCCCCCAACCAGAACCTGAGGTTCCGATGGAAAACACCCCCGACATCTCGGCGGTGCGGGCTGAAGCGGCTCAAGAGGCTGCCAAGGCTGAGCGCGCCCGCATCTCCGGCATCACTGCTCTGACCGAAAAGCACGGCATGGCTGATCTCGGCCGCCAGCTGATCGAGGGTGGCCGCAGCCTCGACGAGGCTCGCGCTGCTGTGCTCGAAAAGATCGGCGCCAAGCCTGTTGAGACCGTCGCCCCCGTGGAGATGGCCGCACGGGAGCGTGCCTCCTACAGCCTGACCGCTGGCATCCGCGCGATGCTGACCGGCGACTGGTCTTCCCGCGAAGCCGGTCTGGTGCGCGAGCTCTCCCGTGAAGTGGAGAAGTCCGGCATTGCCAAGACCACTGAGCGCTCCTTTTTCGTGCCCTTCTCGGCACTGAATCAGCGCGCCACCTACGTCACCTCCGGCTCCACCACCGGCGGCAACTTGGTGGCCACCGACCTGCTGGCCGATGACTTCATCGAGTTCCTGCGGAACAACGCCCTGATGCTGCAGCTGGGCGTGCGCACCATGCCCGGCCTGGTCGGCAACGTGGCGATCCCCCGCCGCTCCGGTGTCGCCTCGACCTACTACCTGAGCACCCAGACCACCGCGATCACCCAGTCGGAGTCCACCTTCGATCAGGTGACCATGGCTCCCAAGAACCTGGCTGCCCTGTCCAAGTACAGCCGCCAGACCCTGCTGCAGGGCACCCCTGGCATCGAGGAGCTGGTGCGCCGTGACCTGACCGATGGCATCAACCTCGCCATCGACCTCGGCATCCTGAACGGTTCTGGCTCCAGCGGTCAGCCCACCGGCATCATGCAGACCTCCGGCATCGGCTCGGTGGCCATGGGCACCAACGGCGGTGCAATCACCGTTGAGAAGGTGGTGGATCTTGAGTCCGCCGTGATGCAGGCCAACGGCGTGATCAACGCCTCCAACGTGGCCTACCTCACCAACTACAAGGTGTCTGCTGCCCTGAAGAAGCTGCGTGCTGGTGGTTCCACCACCGGTGACGGTCCCTTCCTGGTGAACGATCAGCTGAATGCCATCGGCCGCGGTCCTACCCCCGCCAACCTGAACGGCTACCCCCTCGCTCTGACCAATCAGGTGCCCAGCAACCTGACCAAGGGCTCGAGCAGCGGCGTGTGCTCCGCTCTGGTGATGGGTGACTTCAGCCAAGCCATGGTGGGCTTCTGGGGCAACGGCCTCGAGATCACCGTCGGCGAAGATCAGGACGACTTCAGCAAGGCTCTGACCAGCGTTCGCGGCATCGTCACCTATGACGTGGCCGTGCGCGATCCCAAGAGCTTCGCAGCCATCCTGGACATCACCACCTGATAGGAGGCGGGGCCGGGCAACCGGCCCCCTTTTTTCTGATGAAGGTTCTGATCGCAACTGACTGCGCCGCTCGGGGTCAATTCCTCGAGGAGGGCAAGGTCTACGAGCTGGCCGGCGACGTGGCAGCCGAGCTGCTGCGCATCGGCCGCGCTGTTGAGGCGCGTGCTGAGGAGCCCAAGCCCAAGCCCGCGCGCAAGCCCAAGCCGGAGGCCACTGATGGCGATCAGTGAAGACCTCAACGGCTTCCTGAATGACTTCGGCGTCAGCTGCACGGCTGGCGTCGTTTCGGCGTTGGGCATCCTCGACATGCCGAGCCAGATCATCTCTGGCGACATGGTGCTGAGCACCGACTACTCGCTGACCGTACGTGCGGCGGATTTCGGCGGCCTGAAATACGGCGACGCGATCACGGTGGCTGGCGTGGCCTACACGGTGCGCGAGACGCGACTGATCGACGATGGCGCCTTCGTTGAGATCGGATTGCAGAAGGTATGACCACCAAGCGCGAGACGATCCTGGCCGCGGTCCGCACCGCGCTCACCAACACCACCGGCGTGAGCACGCGGATCTACCGCAGCCGCGTGGAGCCGGTGAGCCGTGCCGAGAGCCCGGCGCTGGTGGTGGAGCCGCTGAGCGACACCGCGGCGCAGAACACAGCGCTGCCGACCCTCGACTGGTCGATGATCGTGCGCATCACGGTGATCGTGCGCGGCGCGGTGCCTGATCAGCTCGCTGATCCGATCATCCAGAGCCTGCACTCCAAGGTCATGGCGGACCTGACGCTCGGCGGCTACGCAATCGATGTGCAGCCGATCGGTGTCACCTTCAACTTCACAGAAGCGGACGGCGCGGCTGGAGAAATCCAGTGCGACTATCGTGTGATGTATCGAACCTCCGTCACAAATCTGGCGAGCTGATCATGGCTACGATGGTCGATGAATACTGGGGTCAGGGCGGGACTTACCTGCTGGACTCCAAAACCGGCAAACGGAAGCTCATCGAGCGGACAGAGCCGGCCACTTCCTCCGAACCCCCCGAAGAGGTAACGAGCAATGCCGCTCCTGAGCCGCAAACGCCTGATCTTGGCGAAGACTGAAACCACCTACGGGACCGACAGCACCCCTGCAGGTACCGACGCGGTACTGGTGCGCTCGCTGGAGGTGACCCCTCTGGAGGCTGATGTGGTCAGCCGCGACCTCATCCGTCCGTATCTGGGCAACAGCGATCAGCTGCTGGCCAACGCGCGCGTGCTTTGCACTTTCGAGGTTGAACTGGCTGGCTCCGGCACGGCAGGCACTGCACCGCGCTACGACGCGCTGCTGAAGGCCTGCGGGATGTCGGCCACCATCGTGGCCAGCACCAGCGTCACCTATGCGCCCGTGAGCGCCAGCTTCAGCAGCTGCACGATCGTCTACAACCTCGATGGTGTGCAGCACAAGCTGACCGGCGCCCGTGGCACCGTGACCATGAACTGCGAGCTCGGGCAGATCCCGACCCTGCAGTTTGAGATGACCGGCATCTACAACGCGCCGACCGACACGGCGCAGCCTGCGGTCACCTACAGCAACCAAGCGACACCGCTGATCTTCAAGGAGGGCAACACCTCCGCCTTCCAGCTCTTCTCCTACAGCGGCTGTCTCAACTCGGTGAGCTTCAACCTCGCCAATGAGATCGTCTACCGCGAGCTGATCGGCTGCACCAAAGAGGTGCTGATCACCGATCGCCGGCCTGCAGGTGATGTGAGCATCGAGGCGCCGACCATCGCCACCAAGGATTACTTCACGCTGGCGCTCGGCACGGCCACCGGCAACCTCACGTTCCTGCACGGCACAACGGCCGGCAACCGGGTAACCTTCACGGCATCCCAGGTTGACATCACCCAGCCGACCTACACCGACCAGGACGGCATCGCGATGCTTCAACTGCCCTACGTTGCTCTGCCGACCACTGCCGGCAACAACGAGTTCAGCCTGGCCTTCACCTGATCCACGGAGCTACTGCATGGCATTTGTTCTCGCTCAGACTGAGAGCTACAGCTGGCCGGTCACTGTCGAGTTCCCCATCGATGGTGGCCGGTTCGAGAAACAATCCTTCGATGCAGTCTTCAAGCGGCTGCCACAGCAGCGCATCCGCGAGATCTGGGACCTGATCCAGGCCGGTGATCTCAACGATGACGAGCTGTGCGCCGAGGTGCTGACCGGTTGGAAGGGCATCCAAGACGCCAAGGGCGAGGAGGTGCGCTTCAGCGAGAAGGCGAAAGCCGACCTGCTGAACGTGCCTCTGGTTGCCGCGGCCGTGGTGACCGCATGGCTGGAAAGCCTGGCGAAGGGCAAAAGAAAAAACTGACCGAGGCCGCCGAGTATTGGGCCGGCGGCGGCAGTGGCAAGGGCAAGCAACTCGATGATGACGCCGCAGCGTTCGGCGTGATCATGGAGGAGACATCCTCCGACGACTTTGAAATATGGCCTGAGAACTGGGATGCGGTGCTGATGTTCCTGCGCATCTCAACGCAATGGCGCACATCGATGGGCGGGCCGATCGGGCTCGATTACGGCGCGCTGGAATGGCTCTTTAGACTGTACGAAGTGACGGAGCCGCGCTCCCTCCTGGAGGATCTGCAGGTCATGGAAGGCGCGGCACTGACAGCGATGACACAGGAGGGTTGATCCATGGCGATGACCCTCGACACGGCGATCAAGTTCACGGCCAAGCTGGAAGGCTCGGGGCTGGATCAGCTGAAGCGCAGCCTGCAGGGGCTGGCGCAGCAGTCCAAGATCACGAAGGTCGCGCTCGGTCAGGCGAACATCGACATTGAGCGGATGGCTCGCGCGGCCGGCAACACCACCGCCGGGCTGCGCAACCACATCGCCGCGTTGAAGCAGCTCCGCGACAACGTGGACATCAACAGCAAGGCCTACAGCCGGCTGGGCAAACAAATCGATGAGCTGGAGGCCAAGCAGCGCAAGCTGAGCGGCGCCGCGTCGGGCCGTGGCGGCCTGTTCGGCGGCGGCCTTGCCGGCCTCGCGGCGGCTGCTGGCGGTGCGCTGGCGGTGAAGTTCGTCGCTGACGTGGGTCTGCAGGCCGAGAGCGCGCAGGTGCGGCTCAAGGCGCTGACCGATGAGTTCGGCGAGTACAACGAAGCGCAGGCGGCCGCGGCACGGATCGCGCAGACGCTGCGCATCAGCACCACCGAGGCGCAGGGCAGCTTCGCCTCGCTCTACGCCTCGCTCCGCCCGACCGGCATCACCATTCAGGAGCTTGAGAAGGCCTTCATCGGCTTCTCTGCGGCTGCCCGCAACAGCGGCGCGACGGCGCAGGAAACCAGCAATGCACTGATCCAGCTGAAGCAGGGTCTGGCCTCCGGCGTGCTGCAGGGTGAGGAGCTGCGCTCCATCCGTGAACAGGCACCACTGGCGGCGCAGGCGATCGCCAAGGAGCTCGGCGTTTCGATCGGTGAGCTGAAGGATCTGGCAGCCCAAGGGCAGGTCACCACCGACGTGGTGCTGCGGGCACTGGGCAAGCTGCAGGACACGCAGCTCGGCAAGCTCAACGCGCAGTTCCAGACCGGCGCGCAGGCACTGGCCGATCTGCAGAACGAGCTGCGCCGCACGGGCGAAGGCATCGCCAAGGCCTTTGGACCGACCGCGATCGCGCTGCTGCGTGGCTTCACCAGCGCGCTGCAGCGGGTGTCTGATGCGCTGCGGCTCACCGAAGGCTCACAGGAGCGCGAGGCGGACCGGATCCGCGCCACCTTCCAGGCGCAGAAGGAAGCGCGCGAGAAGTTCGGCATCGGCGGCTTCTTCCGCTACGGCTTCGAGATCGACCGCTTCCAGAACCAGCGCAGAGATGAGCTGTTCGCGCAGTTCCAGGGTGAGCGGCGCCAGCGGGCGATGGGCTCAATGGGCGACAACCCGACAGCCGACCAGCGCGAGGCGCGTGAGGCTGCTGCCGGAGAGCGTGAGGCAGCACGCCAGCGTGCGCGCAAGGAGGCGCTGGAGGACGAACTGAAGATCCGCCAGGACGCGGAGGAGAAGCTGGCGGATGCAGCGCAGCGCAATGCCGAGCAGATCGCCGACTTCCAGCGCGAGACGATCAAGCGCGCGATGGAGCTCGAGCGTGATCTCGCCGATGAGCGGCTGAAGATTGAGCGGCAGATCGCCGACACGCGCACCAAGCTGCAGCAGACGCTGGAGGATCGCGCGCTCGAGGCCGAGCGGCAGCGGCTGGCAGCTGCGGGGCTCTCCACCGAGGGCATCGAGACCGCCAAGGAGGTGAAGGAGATCTTCCGCCGCTATGACGAGCAGCGGATTGAGAACGAGCGCGGCGCCGTCGATGCGCAGACCGATCTGCAGCGCCGGCTGGAGGAGTTCAAGATCAGCGTGGCCGAAGGCATCGGCAAGCTGCAAGAGGGCTACGCGCGCCAGGTGAGCAACATCCTGCAGGACGCAGGCGAGAAGCTGGCGGAGAAGATGAAGCAGGGCGCCGAGGCTGCTGCTGCCACGCTCGGCGGCGCAGGTGGTGCTGGTGGTGGGCTCGGCCCGAACCGGTTGATGCCGGGCTCTGTCGGCCGCGGCCAGCTGAAGGTCGGCCAGCTGAAGGCGCTGGCGCTGGCGGCCGGCTTCAACGACCGCGATGCTTCGATCATGGCGGCGATCGCCATGGCCGAGTCTGGCGGCCGCAGCAACGCGCACAACAACAACGCAGCCACCGGCGACAACAGCTACGGCCTGTGGCAGGTCAACATGCTCGGCCGCATGGGACCGGAGCGGCGGCGATCGTTCGGCATCGGCAGCAATGAGGCGCTGTTCGATCCGGCGGTGAACGCCAGCGCCGCGCGCAAGGTGTTCGAGAGCCAGGGCTTCGGCGCGTGGTCGGTGTTCAAGTCCGGCGCCTACAGGCAGTTCCTGCCGCAGGCCATGCGTGCCGGCGCTACCCCGATGGCACCAGCGCTGCCACCGGCAACCGCTCCTGCCATGGCTGGCGTGACGCAGGCCGGTGCCAACCTCAGCGCCGCGCAGGGTGCGCTTGCCAGCCAGCAGCAGCGGCTGAACGAGCTGCAGACCATCACCGCGCTGGAGCAGAAATACGGCGCGATCACCGATGCGCTCAGCAGCCAGCAGGAGGCGGCCGGTAACAAGCTGCGCGATGAGGTGCGCTACTTCGAGCTGCTGAAGCAGGGCATCAGTCCCGAGATCGCCAAGCAGCGCGTGGAGCTGGAGGCAACGGCCGCGATCGAGCAGGAGAAGCTGCTGGCGATGGAGGCCGAGCTGCAGGCGAAGATCGCCACGCTGCCGGTTGAAAGCGCGCTGCGTCAGGAGCTCGAGAAGCAGGTGCAGGCGATTGAGGACCGGCTGAACCTGCAGGGGCAGCTGGTGAACAAGACGCTCGAGCTGGCCGATGCCGAGCGCAAGGCACGCGAGGAGCGCGAGAAGAGCGAACAGCGCGCCGCTGAGATCAAGGAGCTCTACAGCAACATCAAGGGCACGATCGCGGAGGGCATCATCGGCGGCATCGAGGCCACCATCGAGGCGGCCATGACCGGCGCGGAGGACCTTGAGGAGCAGCTGAAGCAGATCGCTGCCGGTGTGCTGAAGCAGATCGGCAGTGCGCTGCTGCGCTTCGGCCTCAACTCGCTGTTCCCCGGCTTCGGCTTCGCCAACGGCGGCGTGATGACCTCCAGCGGACCTGCACCGCTGAAGCGCTACAGCCAGGGCGGCATCGCCAACCGGCCGCAGCTGGCGCTCTACGGCGAGGGCAGCAAGCCCGAGGCCTACGTGCCGCTGCCCGATGGCCGCCGCATCCCCGTGGCGCTGCAGGGGCAGGACAAGATGCGCGAGGCCATGGGAGCAGGTCCGACGCAGGGCATGGGCGCCCCGGTGCTCAATATGAGCTTCCAGAGCACCAACATCGGCGGCGTCGAATACGTCAGCCGCGATCAGCTGGAGGCTGCCATGGCCGAAACCCGACGCGCTGCATCCCGCGACGGCGCAAAGCGTGGGATGACCATGACGCTCGATAAACTGCAGCAGAGCCCGTCCACCCGTACCCGTGTGGGGCTGCGCTGATGGCTGAGCAGTTCCCCCGGATCAAGCCGACCACCCGAGCCTTCAAGCTCGGTACCTTCCCGGTGAAGACCTACCGGGCGCTGTCGGGTGCGACCGTGAAACGCGCCTTCGGCAGCCGCCCCAGCGGATTTGAGTTGCAGCTCGGTTTCGACAACATCCCGGACGCCACCACTGAGCAGCTGCTGGCGCACTACAACGGCTCGAGCGGTGGCTTCGATCGCTTCACCCTGCCGGCTGACCTGTTCGCCGGCATGACCACCACGCTGCGCGGCTACATCCAGGCACCGACCAGCATCCGCTGGGAGTATGCCGGGCCGCCCGAGGTGCAGTCGGTCTACACCGGCCGCAGCCGTGTTTCGATCACCCTCATCGGAGAGCTCGACTTCTGATGGCCGAGATCCGCATCTGCCAGTTCTTCAAGCTGCAGACGACCGATGGCGTCACGCACCGCTACCAGAACTATTTCGTGGCGCAGACAGCCATCCTGCAGAGCGAGAGCTACTTCTTCGCGCCATTTCGCGCCGAAGGTGCGCTGGCCACGCTGAACGGCGAGAACGCGCAGCTGCAGGTGCTGTTTCCGCATGTGGACTTCGCACTGGTGCTGGTGGAGCGCGGCAACGGCAACCGGCTGAGCGAGCTCACCCTCACCACCGCCTGGCTGAACGCTGCCGGCACGATCACCAACACCGCCACCGACTACTACATCGGCCTCGGCGCCAGCTTCAGCGAGACCACCATCGAGCTGCGCTTCCGCTCGGCGATCGACAGCGTGGGCTCCAGCTTCCCCGGCCGCAGCTTCACCCGCGACATGGTGGGACCGCTGCCGCTCAACTCGGAGCTCTACCTGCGATGAACGACCTGGTGGGTCTCGGCTACGGCTGGGGACACCGGCCGGGCGATGGCAGCGGGCTCACCGACTGCTTCCAGCTGGCGTGCGAGGTGCGCGACCGGCTGGGGCTCACCAGCTACCGCGAACGCTTCGCGTGGGTGTACCGCGACTGGAGCGAGCAGACCTTCCCGCGCTCGATGATCGTGCGCTGGGTGCTCGAGCACGGCAGCCCGCTGAAGCGCCCGCAGCGCGGCGCGGTGGCACTGCTGCCGGCCGGTAGCGGCACCGCGCTCGGCACCTGCCTCGGCCGGGCGCTGCTGTTCATCGGGCCGGGGCAGAATGTCGTACAGGCGCCGCTGCCTGATGGCGTGGCGCGCTACTTCTGGATGGATCGATGACGCGCAAGCTGCTGCCCTACGAGCACGAGCTCATCCAGATCCTGAAGGTCTCAGAGGACGAATACCTCGAGTTTCTGGCGGTGCAGCACGACTTCACGCGATCGCGTGAGGAGAAGCTGCAGGAACTGCGCGCTGAACCGATCTCGATCATCCTTGCGGTGGTCGGCATCATCCTGCAGGCCGTCAGCTACCTGCTCGCTCCGAAGCCGGAGATGGAGCAGAAGAACCAACGGCAGCGCCGTGATCAGGTGTTCGCCCCGCGGTTCGGCTTCAACTCGCAGCAGGAGCTGGCGAAGTACGGCGACCCGGTGAACCTCGTCTACTGCAACGTGGACGACAACCCGACCGGCGGCGTGCGCGTGGCGAGCTCGCTGGTGTGGTCGGCTGTCCACAGCGAGGGCTCGAGCCAGTTCATGCAGATGCTGGTGGCGATCGGCGCGTCTGAGATCCAGCGCATCGCACCGCCGCGGATTGCGTTCGGCCAGACCCCGATCCGCCAGCTGGCAGCCGGCAAGACCTGGGCGTATCTCGGCGCCAACCGGCCGCTGCGGTTCTCTGATCTGATCCGCGGTGATGAGAGCGACCCGACGCGCATCGGCGAGGCGGCCAGCAGCATCGCCTACCGGCCGACGCTGATCGGCGACAACCATCAGGACGGCTTCAGCCAGGCCTTCTCGCCAAGCACCATGACGCGGTTCGGTGTGTTCGCGCCGATCCCGATCAACGTGGTCTACATCGACCGCGATGAGGACGGCAGGGAGAAGGACGCACCGCTTGGCGTGGAGATCAGCGGGCTGGAGAGCTACTGGCCGCTGAACGTGCTCAACGATGCGCGCCCCACGGTCCCGGTCGGGCAGCGCATGACGCTGGTGTTCCGGCAGATCAACTCCGGCGGTAGCGACACCGCACGCGCCGCCAGGGAGCTGCGCCGCACGCTCTCCAGCTACATCGACGCGGCCAGCACCTACAAGCTCGGCAGCGCGAAGTTCCGCGTGGCAGCACCGATCAAGAACGTGGAGCTGGAAGACGGCGCCATGCGTGTCTCGATGGAGTGCATTGAGGCCGGCATCTGCCCGCGAGAGGACTACGGCACCACAGACTTCAAAAAGAACGGCCGCGAAGCACAGCGCGAAATCATCCAGCTGCAGGGTGAAGTAAAAACGCTGAATGATCAACTGCTGCGTAACGAGCCGATCCTGCTACCGGGTGTTGGCCTAAACGTACAAAACAGGCTAAAAGATATTCAAAACCTGAAAGATCTGCTCGCGGATCTTGGGGATCGGAAGTGGACTATTGCAGAGCTTAATAGGCTTCTCAATACTGGTGAGATAGTCGACGACCGCGTGCGAGAATTTGCGGCAAGGGTCACTCAATTACGCGAAAATCGCAGAGGACTGCGTAATCAGCTCGAAGACGAGCTCGACAAACCGCGCCCAGAGCGGAATCGAGGTAATATTGCAAGTTGGCGCCAGCAGATCCAAGAGATAAACGAAAAACTGCGCTCTGCGCAAACCAAGCTCAGTAAAGCGTTTGAGCAGTACGGGTTGGCCGATGGCATTATTCCCGGCCGTGGCAAAACACTCAAGCAGGAGAAGAAATGGCTAAACAACCGCGAGCGTGAGCTCAATTTTGAGATCTCGCAGATCACCTCTAACGCCAACAACCTCGATCTGGCTGCCATGGCCGCGCGTGACGCCAGCCTGCGCAGCCAGATCACCACCAAGCAGCAACGCATTGACTTCCTGACGCGCTACCTCGAGAACCCGAACAGCTGGAACGACTTCTTCAACACCAAATGCCTGGTGAAGATGGAGGAGGCCGGCTACGAGACGATCACCGAGTGCCGCGTGGTGGACTTCGCGCTAAAGGCCAAGGTGTTCAAGCGCATCCAAGGTCGTGCCCCTCGCTATGGCGAGGAAAAGGTCAAGACCTTCCGCGACAGCGACAACGGCACCAAGGTGCGCGCGGCCTTCTTCTGGCTGCGCTACCGCCGCACCGGCGCAGAGTGGAGCAGGCTCCCCTACATCTTCGCCGTGCGCCGCGGCGCCGACGTGGACAACTTTATGTCGCTGAAGTTCATCGCAGGCGACAACATCGGCAACTGGCAGTTCCGCTTCGATCCGATCGCAGAGCCGGCCGCCGAGATGCAGTTCCACGGCTTCGCTAACTTTGCCTATATCGAGAACAGCGGCGACACGCAGATCATCCCCGGACCTGCTGGCGGGCAGTTCACCTTCCTTGGCAGCATCCGCGCGCGGCAAGGCCTCAAGCCACCGATCAACGTCAACCCCTACGAGGTGGACGAGTGGGGGCTGTTCTCCATGCGCTCTGACACGCAGACCAGCTTCAGCTTTGAAGGTGGTCCTGAGTTCTCGATCAGTGCCGTGACCGAGCAGCGCATCGAGACCTTCAACAACTACCCCAACCTCTACCGCGGGCTCAGCCTGCTGGGCTTCAACGCCTACAGCGGCCAAGGGATCCAGGACCTGCGCTCGCTGTCGGTGTTCACGCTGGAGGGCAAGAAGCTGCGCCGCCTGCGGGATGACGGCACTTATCCCGCACAGCCGGACGGCTCCAGCAGCTACGCACCGGACATCTTCCTCGACACCATCCTCGACGGCGAGAACGGCATCGGGCAGTTCGCCAAGATCGGCGGCGTTGATCTGCAGGCGCTGGCGCTGGCGAAGCGCTTCTGCCGTCAGAACCAGTTGTTCATGGATGGCGTGATCGCCGAGCAGGTGCCCTGGCGGCAGTTCTGGGCGGACGTGGCGCCGTTCTCGCTGCTCGAGCTTGGCCGCGTCGGTGGCCGCGAAACGCTGGTGCCGGCGGTGCCCTGCGATGACGCCGGCAACATCACCCGGCAGGTCACCATCTCGGCGCTGTTCAACCAAGGCAACATCCTCGAGGACAGCTACCGCGAGGAGTTCCTCGATTTCGGCAGCAGCGTGCAAGATCTGATCGCCTCGGTGATCTACCGCGACACCGAGCGCGATGGCGTGTTCCCGCGCAACCGCAGCGTGGAGGTGAGCCGCGCCGATGCGCTCGAGGCCAACAGCGTGCGGCAGACGTTCGATCTCTCCCAGTACGTCACCAACCGCAGCCAGGCGATCCTGTTCGGCAAGCTGCTCTGCAACCAGCGGCGCCACATCCGCCGCGCGATCGAGTTCTCCACCTTCCCGACCGACAGCGTGCTGGAGCCCGGCAGCTACATCTACGTGGCGATCGGCGAGAACCAGTGGGATCAGGTGAGCACCGGCGTGGTGGAGGCCGGCGGTGTGCTCAACACGCCGATCGGGCAGGTGCCGAACGGCAGCGGCCTGAAGGCGCTGGTCTACCAGTCCGGCAGCGCGGTGGTGGCAGTGGACAGCGTGACGGTCGCCAATGGCACCGCCTCAGCGCTGGCACGCTTTGTCGGCCGTCTGTTCGTGCTTGGCACCTCGATCACGCGCAAGCGGGTGTTCCGAGTAACGGAGGTCCAAATGGATGAAGACGGGCAGGTTTCGGTCAAAGCCATTGAACATCCGTGTGTTGAGTCTGGTTCGCAGACCTTGAGCTTGATCGCATCCTTCGCGGATAGTGGCTTCACCATTCGCTAGCCTGATTTCAGACTGGGCCGCCGTTCATGGGCTTCTACACAGGCCGCACGGGCAAGCTGGAGTTCTGGGACGGCGCGGCCTACAAACCCGTGGCGAAGATCCGTGACTGGTCGGTGGAGACCAGCGTGGAGCTGCTGAGCACCACCGCGATCGACAGCACCGCTGCAACTTTCACACCTGGCCTGAAGTCGGCCAGCGGTTCGGCCACGCTGCTCTACTACCGCCTCGAGGCCGGCGAATCGGCCACGCTGTCGCAGTTCACCGCACTGCTCGGCAAGGTGCAGAAGGTGGGCGCCGTCACCGAAACCGATCGGGTGAGGTTGCGCCTGCGCGTCAGCGATAACGCAGCCGACGATCTGGAGTTTTTCGCCTACATCACCTCCGCGCAGGTTGGCGTCAGTACCGGCGAGCTGGTGACCGTGCCGATCCAGTTCTCGGTCGATGGCGACTTCCTCGCTGGCGGCGTGATCGCATGACCTTCTTCCTCGGCACCAAGGGGAACATCCGCCTGCGCCGCGGCAGCTCGCTGCAGATGGGTGAGCTGGTTGATCAGATCAGTCCCGACGATGTGAGCCTCACGCTCAACCGGCTGGGCTTCGACAGTGCAGGCGCCAACCTGCTCACCGGCGATCGCGTAGACATCGCCACCACTGATGCGCGCGGTCTGGTCTGCTTTGCTGCTGCAGCGTGGAACGACTCGGTGTTGCGCTCCAGCATTGCGGCCTACGTGAACGTGAACGCAGCCGGCGGTTTGCGTTTCTTCCGCACCTTCACCGATGCGGTGAACAACGTGCGCGCCAATGAGTTGCCGCTCGCTGCCTTCGCTGGTGCCGCTCTGCCGATCACCGTGGCGATCAAGGATACGACCTACAACGTGCTCGGTAACGTCACCGACTACACGCTGGCCACCGATCGAGAAGCGATCGACAGCACCACCCTGAACGATCGTTTCCGCCAGCTTTACTCAGCTGGGCTGCTGTCCGGTAGCGGCACGATCGCCTGCGCATTCGACTACACCACCTCAGGCGTTGCCGAGACACCGCTGCTGATGCTGCAGCTGATCAACCGCCTCGACATCGGCAGCGAGTTCGATTGCGCGCTTTACCTGACCGACAAAGCCAACGATGAAACGGTGCAGAACGTCTACTACGAGTTCACGGCGATGGTGACAAAAGCCGGTGTAGAAGTACGCGCCGGCGACATCATCAACAGCACCATCGATTTCGTGACTACTGGCGAGATCAGGTTGCTGATCGGCCAGGCTTCCGGCTACGTGCTCAAGGAAGACGACGACAAGATCAAGCTGGAGCAGAACCTCGACTTCTTGCTCACAGAACCAGACGACTAACATAGGCCTGAGCAGTGGTGCCCCTGGAGGCTGAGCCTTGGCAGACCAACGCATTACCCAGCTGACGGCGCTGCCCAAGGCCTCGGTGGCAGCCACCGACGTGCTGCCCATTGCCGACATCTCGGCATCTGAGACCAAGAAGGTCACCGCCAAGGATCTGGTGGATGCCGGCCTCGATCTGGTGGACCCCAGTTCGCTGGATCTGGCAAAGCTCGATCAGAACAGCGCCACCAAGCTCGGCACGGCAGCGCTGGCTGACGACGCGATCACCGCAGCCAAGCTGGCGGACAGCAGCTCGGTGGCGATCAGCTCCAGCGCACCGGCCACCAACAACTTCGACGGTCGCGGCTGGCTCAACAGCACCAACGACGCGCTTTCCATCTACAAGGCCGGCGCCTACACGCCCATCCAGGTCCGCGCTGAGAACATCCCAGCTGGTCAGGTCGGCACCAGCGAGCTGGCTGATGGTGCGGTCACCACGGCAAAGGCCAGCAACCTCGGCACAGCCGCGCTGGCTGATAATGCCGTTACCTACGCCAAGCTGCAGAACACCACCGGCACCAACGTGCTGCTGGGTCGCAGCACCGCCGGCGCAGGCACCGTTGAGGAGATCACCTGCACGGCGCAAGGCCGCGCGCTGCTCGATGACGCTGACGCTGCAACCCAGCGCGCCACGCTCGGCCTTGGCACGCTGGCCACGCAGTCCGGCACCTTCTCGGGCACCTTCTCGGGCACCAGCTCAGGCACCAACACCGGCGACCAGACGATCACCCTCACGGGTGACGTGACGGGCTCCGGCACCGGCTCCTTCGCGGCGACGATCGCGAACAACGCGGTCACTGAGGCCAAGATCGCGAGCAATGCCGTCACCACCGGCAAGATCTTCGAGGCCAGTGTCACCGGCGTGAAGCTGGCCAACAACTCCGCGGCCGTGGTGGCCGCCACCGTGCCAGCGGGCGCTGGTGCGTTCATCGGTCAGCAGTGGATCAACACGAACACCGCGATCGAATACACCTGGGACGGCAGCACGTGGGTGCGGCAGGCCAGCCTCGGCGCGCTGCTGACGTTCGCGGACACCACGCCGCTCACCTTCTCGGTTGCCTACCCCGACCCCTACACCGCCAGCATCACGGTGGGGCTCGACACGCAGGCTGCAAACCGCGCATGGATGGGACCGGTCAGCGGTACCGACACGACCCCGACCTTCCGGGCGCTGGTGCCTTCTGACCTGCCCGATGCCACCGGCAGCACCAAGGGCATCATCCAGCCAGGCACCGGCCTATCGGTCAGCAGCGGCACGCTGAACCACAGCAACAGCACCACCGCTGGCACCTACACCAAGCTGACGGTGGACGCGCAGGGGCATGTCAGCGCCGGAGAGCTGCTTAGCGCTAGCGACGTTCCCTCGCTCGATGCCAGCAAGATCACCAGCGGCACCTTCGGCACGGCCTACATCGCGGATGATGCTGTCACCGGCCTGAAGCTGGCGAACTATTCCACCGCCAAGGTGGGTGACGTGCTGCCGATTGCGGACTACATCGGGCAGATCTTCCTGAATCCGCTCGATAAAGCCTTCTTCATGTGGGATGGCAACGTTTGGCAGCCAATCGGCATTTCGGCCGGTTCGGTGATTTTCGCCGGTACCTACAACGCCACCACCAACCAGGTCGCAACGGTCACGACTGAAGGCACGGCGATCGGCCTCAGCGTTGGCAATCCGCTGCCAGCTGCATCCAACGTCAACGAGAGCTATTACGTCGTCGTTTCAACCGGCGGCACGGGCACCAGCCCGGCGCCTGCTGTTGCGCTGGCACCGCCTGACCTGATCCTCTCCAACGGCAGCAACTGGGTTGAGATCGATGTGAGCTCCACCTACGTCGCGCAGACCGCTGCAAACGTAGGGTTCACGCCAGCCGCCAACCTCGGCAGCACCAACGTGCAGGCAGCGCTCGAGGAGGTTTCCAACGAGTGCCGCAACGCCGACAACATCACCAGCGGCACGCTGCTGGCCACACGCGGCGGCACCGGCACCGGCAGCTACACCAAGGGCGACCTGCTGGCGGCCTCCAGCGGTACAGCGCTGAGCAAGCTCGGCGTGGGCACCAACGGCCAGGTGCTGCGTGCCAACAGCGCAACAGCGACCGGCCTCGAGTGGGGCGCTGACTTTGTGGGCACCGTCACCACGGTGAGCAGCTCCACCGCGGCGCTGACGGTTGCGACGGCCACCACCACGCCTGCGCTGACGATCCGCTCGGCCACCACATCAGTGAATGGCATCGTGCAGCTGAGCGACAGCATCAGCACCAGCAGCTCGGTGCTGGCGGCCACCTCCACTGCGGTGAAGTCGGCCTACGACGTTGCAGCCGCGGCGCTGGCTCGATCTGGCGGCACCATGACCGGCACGCTTGAGCTGGGCGCTGGCGTGAACATCGTGTTCGAGGGCGCAACGGCTGACGGGTTCGAGACCACGCTCACCTGCGCTGACCCCACAGCCGACCGCACGATCACACTGCCCAACCAAAGCGGCACGGTGGCGGTCACTGCCGATCTGGATGATGGGACGTTCTGAGTAGCCTGAACAGGTAACTTCCGGCCTTTAAGGAGGCGTTAAGGAATGGCACTGCAGCACCTGCGCTCAAGCACCGCAAACAAGCGACCGGTGCCCGGCAATATGTCGGAAGGTCAGCTGGCGATGAACACCGCCAGCGGCAGCCCCGGCCTGTTCTTCAGGGATAGCAACAGCAACCTGGTGAAGGTCGGGCCGGTGCATGTCGGCACGACGGCGCCGAATGCCAGCCCGGCCAGCGGCGGCACAGCTGGCAACAGCGTGGGTGAGCAGTGGCTCGATACCAGCAGCAGCCGCTACGTCTTCAAGGTGTGGGACGGCACCGCCTGGCGGACACAAGACGGCGAGTTCGTGAACGCCACCGGCGACGTGATGACCGGTGCGCTCGGCATCATCGCGGGCAGCGCTGGATCGCCGGGGCTGTACTTCTCGGGCGACACGAATACAGGGCTCTACTCCCCCGGCGCGGACCAAGTAGCCATCTCGACTAATGGCACTGGGCGGTTGTTTGTTGATGCGAGTGGACGGGTTGGGCTTGGCAATGCGAGTCCTCAGGTACCGCTTGACATTTCCTATAGCAGCGCAACAGGTTATCCGTTTCAAAGCACAAACACAGACACAACTGCAACCGCTGTTAATGGTCTTGATCTAAATCTTTCAAATGGCTCTAGCGGTGCCTTTTTCTATGTAGACAGTGCCGTATCTGGAGGATCCCCATACAACGTTCACGTTAAGCGTGGTCAAAGTGCAGCAGCGATTTGCTTTGATTCCTCCTCTGGAGAGCACGCCCGCATCGACAGCTCCGGCAGGTTGTTGGTAGGGACAATTAGTGCGCGTGGCATTGGCTCTGGTACTGCATCTCTACTGGCAGTCGAAACAAGTGGTTTAGGTGTCTCTTGCATCCGCAATACAAATGACGGAGCCGGAGGCATCCTTGGACTAGGAAAGAGCCGTGGCACCGCAGCAGGTGCTGTAACTATTGTTCAAGATGCAGACATTCTTGGTGAGATTAGATTTGCTGGTGCTGATGGTGTTGATGTTGAAACAATAGGCGCAACGATTATTGGTCAAGTCGACGGCACCCCCGGCGCTAACGACATGCCAGGGCGTTTAGTGTTCTCCACTACCGCCGACGGAGCGAGCAGCCCGACGGAGCAACTGCGCATCACCTCCGATCGTTATGTGCGCCTTGCATCCGGCACCGGCGGCATCCAGTTCGGCGGCGACACCGCAGCGGCGAATGCGCTGGACGACTACGAGGAGGGCACCTTCACGCCGACCATCGTCGGCACGTCCACCGCAGGCACCGCGACCTATGCAGCGAACGGGCAGGTCGGCCGCTACACCAAGATCGGCAACCGCGTCTTCTTCGATCTCTTCCTCAGCTGGACCGCTCACACCGGCACCGGCGATCTGCAGATCAATGGCCTGCCCTTCACGGTGCAGAACACCACCAACCTCAACCGCAATTACAGCGCCATCCTCAACGTGGTCGCGATGACGGCCGGCAACCTCGGCGCCGCGTTCTCATCGCCCAACACCACCGCAGTCGCGCTTCGTCAGATGCCGACCGGTGGTGGATCTGTCGCCACCATCCCGATGGACACCAGCGCGCAGATCTCCATCTCGGGCTGTTTCGAGGCCTAACCTACGCTCACACCTAATCAGACCGGAGGCCTGATCGGATGACACTCACCAAGCAATCGATCGTGGACAAGATCGAGGTGGTCGGACCCTACAGCCACATCCAAGTGCGCGTCTGTGAGCGCGTGCTCGAGCATGGCGAGCCGATCGCCGAGAAGTACCACCGCCACGTCGTCAACCCCGGCGCTGACACCACTGGCGAAGATCCGCGCGTGCAGGCGATCGCCGGCATCCTCCACACGCCTGAGGTAGTTTCTGCCTATCAGGCCTCCCTCACCACCAACGAGGCTCCCGCGGAATGACCACCACCTTCACCTGGGCGATCGCCAACATGGATCGCCAGCTCGCTGATGGCGCAGTGACCACGATCCACTGGACCATTTCGGCGCATGACGGCACCTACAGCTCCGGCGCCTACGGCTCTATCGTCCTGCCTGAGCCTGACCCCGACGCCATGATCCCCTTCGCCGATCTCACCCCCGAGACCTGCGTGCAGTGGGTGAAGGACCACTTCGGTGCCGAGAAGGTCGCCGAGATCGAGGCCGCGCTCCAGCAGCAGCTGGATCAGCAGCGCCAGCCCGTCACCGGCCAAGGCCTGCCGTGGCAGTAAAAGCCAAGACCGGCACCGCGCGGATCGACCACCAAGCCGGTCCGCCAAAGCGCACCCGCCAAGGCCGCTCGCTGCGCACCAAGCTCAGCGGCACCAGCCGTAACCCGCGCCGAAAGCGGCGCTATCGCGGGCAGGGGCGGTGATCGCCTAGACCAGCTCAGACAAACCAAGAACACCGCCATCAGGCCTGCCCTTGCCAGCAGCTCGGGGAGGCCTGACCTTTGCGCTCGCTACGATGCGATCGAGCGACGGAACCCCGATGGCGGACGAACCGAAGACCGTTAGCGGCCTGTTCGCTGCCTCCCTCCCAGCTGCACTGGCCGCCGGTATGGTCGCCATCGGGGCACTCCTCATCTCAATGCAAGTGCAGTCCGCACGGATTGAGGCCACGTTGGTGCAGCTGGCGAAGTCCGTCGATGAGATCAAGACCGACGCGCGCGCCGAGCTGGCAGATCTCGATCGCCGTGTGCGCGCTCTTGAGATCCAACCCTAACCTGAGGGCACAAGCATGGATGCCATGAGCCCCGAGACCATCGCGATCGTCGCGATCATCGTTGCCGCCGGCAGCGAGCTCATCGCTCTGACGCCGCTCAAGTCCAACAGCTGGATCCAGCTGATCCTTGCCGCGGCGCGCATGGCCTTCCCAAAGCGCAAGGGCTGAATCATGGCAAACGCCGCGCCGATCACGATCGAGCAGCTGTTCCGCTTCTACCGGAACCTGCCGCATCAGGCGGCCGCGATTCAGCAGCTCGAGCAGGATCTCGCCGTGAACGGTTACGCGGCCGCGATGCGCCGCGATCGGGCATGGTTCAACACATGGAGCCAGGACGGCAAGCAGGCGGATCTGGCACCAGCGCTGAAGCTGATCAAGGAGTTCGAGGGCTGCCACCTGAAGGCCTACCCCGACCCGCTGAGCGGCGACGCACCGTGGACGATCGGCTACGGAACAACGCGCTACAGCGACGGGCGCGCCGTCAGCAAAGGCGACGAGATCAACGCGATCGAGGCTGATCTGCTGCTCCGGCAGGAGGTGGATCGCATCGCCGAGAAGCTGCGCACCACCATCCCCTACTGGGTGGAGATGACAGATGCGCAGAAGTGCGCGCTGATTTCCTTCGCCTACAACCTCGGCTCGGCGTTCTACGGCGCCAAGGGTTTCGAGACCATCAGCCGCCGGCTGCGCGAGAAGGACTGGCCTGGCGTGCCTGATGCCCTGCTGCTCTACCGCAACCCCGGCACCAACGTGGAGGCCGGCCTGAAGCGGCGCCGCATCGCAGAAGGCGACCTGTGGGGCCGCGAGCGGCAGACCACCGGACCGATCTCGGCGATGTTCACGCCGGAAAGCCCGTTCAGCCAGAAGATCACGCCGCACATCACCGCAGGTGAGTTCGCGCTCGGCCAAGAGGCACGGCGCTTCGATCACCAGCACCAGTGCGACACAGCGCTGAAGCTGGCGCAGTTCCTCGAGAAGGTGCGCGCGCAGTTCGGTGGCCGGCCGATCGTGATCACCTCTGGTTACAGGCCAGCGGCCGTGAACCGATCGGTCGGTGGCGCCAGCAGCTCGGAGCACCTTTACTCCGAGATCGGTGTGGGTGCGGTGGACTTCTACATCGACGGCGCCGACATCAACGCCGTGCAGGCCTGGTGCGACAAGACCTGGCCGCACTCGCTCGGCTACGGCGCACCGAAGGGCTTCGTCCACCTTGGCATCCGCAAAGGCGGACCTAGGGTGCGCTGGGACTACTGAGCAACCTGTGCCGCTGCCTGATTACGAGATCCACCACCTGTGCAAGAAGCACGCGATGGTGATGCCGTTCGATCCTGAGCTGGTCAATCCGGCCAGCATCGACGTGCTGCTGGGCGATCGGATCATGATCGAGGTGGCGGAGAGCCGCGACCTGCAGATCCACGGCATTGCCGGCCACACCGCGGAGGATCCGTACTGGCTGCGGCCGGGTGAGTTCTGCCTTGCCGAAACCCGCGAGATCTTCAACCTGCCGGACTGCATCGCTGCGCAGTTCGTGCTGAAGTCCAGCCGCGCACGCGAAGGCCTCGAGCACCTGCTCGCCGGCTGGTGCGATCCAGGGTGGCATGGCAGCCGCCTGACGCTGGAGCTGAGCAACGCACGCCGGCTGTACCCGATCGCGATCTGGCCGGGCATGAAGATCGGCCAGATGGTGTTCCACAAGATGGAAGGCATCCCGGCGCGCAGCTATGCGGTCACCGGGCGCTACAACGGCGATGAGGCCGTGACCGGCAGCAAGGGCTAGCGGATCAGCGCGGCCACCTTCGCGGCCATGCCGGCTGCTGCCTCATCCATCAGGTGGGCGTAGCGCTGCGTGGTCTGCGGGCTGGCGTGGCCGAGCAGTCCACCGATCTGCGGCAGGCTCAGCCCGGCGCTCAGGCCAAGGCTGGCAAAACTGTGCCGCGTGTCGTGAACTCGCAGGTTCTCGATCTTGGCGTCTTTCAGCAGCTGCGCCCACATGCGGTGGTAGCCAATCAGGTGGCCATCGCCATCGCCCTGGATGATCCACTCGCTGTTCGATTTGGCGCGCAGCTCCTCAAGCACCAGCAGCGCCTGCGGTGGCAGCTGCACGCGGCGATCGCTGCCGTCCTGTCCGGTCTTGTGGCAGTCAGCTGGCACCACCAGCACAGCGCCCTGCACCCATTCCCAGCGCGCATCCTTGATCTCTGAGACGCGGCAGCCGGTCAGCAGCAGCAGGCGGATCAGCTGCGCGAAGCGCCAGCGAACGCGGGTGATGCCGAAGCGATCCAAGGCCGCCAGCAGCCGCTGAAGCTCCTCGCGCGTCAGGTAGCGGCGCCGCTTGCGTTCACTGTTGCCGGAGAGACGCGCGCACGGATTCGACCCTTGCGGGCGCAGGTCCCACAGCTCCGCCAAGTTCATGGCCTTGCTCAGCACCTCAAGGCAGCGGTTGGCGTTTACGGGCGCCTTCAGGCTGGCCTCATGGAACCAAGCAGCCACATGGCGCTGCTGCACTTCATGCACGCGCATGGCACCGAACACCGGCAGCAGGTGGCGGCGCCAGATCAGTTCGTTGTTGACCACGGAGCCAGGTCGCAGCTTGCGCCAGTGCTCGACCTTGATGCGTTCAAGCAGCTGCGCCACTGTCGGTGCTCGGCGTTGTTGCTGGCGTGCGCTGGTGGGTGCCTGCCCCTGTGCGACAGCGGCGAGGATCTTGTGCGCTTGCTCGCGCGCGGCGGTAACGTTCACGATCTCGGCGCGGCCGATCTTGTGCGTCTGCTGCTTGCCGCCTGGCTCCCTGTAACGCAGGTAGTAGGTGCGCACGCCTGACGGCAGCACCATTAGCCCGAGACCGGGGATCTTGCGATCAGAGATCCACTGCTTGCTCACCACGCTCTCCATTCGCGCACCATTCGCGCAGATTTGCGCGAACGGCCGGGATCTTGCGCGAACGACTGGGAGAAGGTCAACAGCAAAAGCAGCGACGAATCAGGTACTTCGTGAGATTGCGTGAGCTGCAGTGAACCTTTGGGCTGAAGCTCATAACCTGAAGGTCGTCAGTTCAAATCTGGCCCCCGCAACCAAAAGCGCCCGCTAGGTCAATGACTTAGCGGGCGCTTCGATTCATGGCGTCAAGCCGTTCGCGCACTATTCGCGCGCCTTCGTACCACTCAAGATGCTGCGCCTTGGTTCGACGCCTGTGGCAATTCGCGCATCGCACATCGCACTTGGCGATCTCGGCTTCGATGCGCTGCCAGCGCCATGTCTTGTTGGCACCCTCCGAAACAGAGAACGCCTTTTGGTTCGGGTCGCGATGGTCAAACTCCAGCACCAGTGGGTCAGCTTCGCCGCAGTCCACACATGGGTGCTCTAGTAGGTACTCCACGATGCGGATCCGGTGGCGACGTCGCTGGTTCCGATTGCCTTCTGCTGCCTTCGCTTTGATGCGTTCCTTGTTTCGCTCGTAGTAAGCGCGGCTGTATTCGGCGGAGTTGCGCCCCATGGTCTGGCAATCAGTTGAGCTGATTTTAAGACCACTCGCCTTGGCGCATCGGATGCCGCAGCGGCGCCATGCGCTGGCGGTGGATGCGACCAGGTGCCTCAGCCGGATCGTCCAGCGGTATCAGGGTGTAGTCGTCGCAGCCGTGGCTCTCGGCGAAGTGCTGCGCGCCGATGTGGGTGGCGAACGGCCCGACGTGCCACGGGCCGATTCGGAGGATGTATTGCATGGGTGAAGGGTAGGGGTACGGGCACAAAAAAGGAGCCCCGCAGGGCTCCTTGTCAGTCCTCGAGATCGCTCTCCAGATCCATGCAGGCACAGATGAGGGCATCGAGCAGCTCGTTGTTGCAGAACTGATCCCACTGATCTTCAGTGGTGCCGTCACGCAGTGCCTGCAAGGCAGCCACAACTGACTCGGCGGAGCCGATCACTGTGGCCATCTGACCAAGCGCCTCGATGGCGGTGCGGGTATTCATCTGTCTAGGTGCGTTGAACTCATTCAATCTACACTGCAGACAGTGCACAGTGCGGCGTCAGGGTGATTTGTTCACAATCCTTCACACTCCCCTGATCCTGTTCGCGTCGCTACCGTGGCACCAGCGGCGGCCAGCCTATGCGGGCGTTCTATCTCGAGATCACCGCCAAGCTGATCGTCCGATCCAACGCCGACCCTGACGACCTGCCAGCTGAGATCTACTCACGCATGGCCGAGTTCATCCCGTCCGATGACGACATCATCGACATCGAGGTGAACGCTGTCCCCCTGCCGCCAGATCTCTGTGGATCGACACCGCATTGAGGAGACACGCCTGATCACCCGGCGATTAGCGCGTGATCAGATCCTCCTCGCTTGGAACTACCGCTGCGCCTACTGCGCCGCTGATCTCGGCCGCAGCCCGACGCTCGATCACGTCATCCCCAAGGCGCATGGCGGGCTCACGGTGCCCAGCAACATGGTCGCCTGCTGCATGGGTTGCAACTGCTCCAAGGGGCACAAGCCTTGGGTGGACTGGTACCGCCAGCAGCCGTTCTGGTCAGCACTCGGCGAGTGGGCGATCGTGCAGTGGCTCACCAGCGGCGCTAATCTTGCGGCCTAGACCTTTCCTGAGGATCTAGGCGATCCCGTAGCGGCCGGCTGCGGGCACCAGGCTGGCACCGCGTGAGGACCAGCCACCGGCCACATTATTAAGAGATGTTGCAGCGGTCGCAGATGCACCGCCCATCGACTATATTGAAGGAGTCGGGAGCGATCCCGGCATCCACCGCACCTAGAAAAATGAAGAAATTGAGCGCCGGCCTTGAAGCCATCGCTGATCTGATTGCCTCTTGTGAGGCGGTCAAACAAGCGCTGGAAGATCTGCGGGACTGCACCACCGACGACGAGTGGGAGGAGATCATCTCCAATCCGCTAGTCGACACACTGGTGAGCACCTGCATGGATCTAGAAAACCGGCTCCAGTAACCAAGGGGCTTCGGCCCCTTTTTTTTATCACTCAGCGGTCGGCGCTATCCGTAAGGACGCGCGCGGTGTTGCAGTCGCGGTGGCTGCAGCTGTAACCGTATCGGAGGCCGCTTCAATCAGCACCCAGGCGGGAATCGAACCCGCATCGCCCCGCAGCGGCGGTGGCCGTCCTATCCATTGGCTCGGACTGGGTGAGCCCGATGCCGAAGCAGAGCGGGAACCTGCTGAGGCTACGGCAGGATCCTGCTGCACACCCACAGCGCGATCAGGCACGTCGCCCAATACTCGAGCACTAGAACCAGCACGTCGTGGAGCATCAGCGGCCGAGCAGGTGGTCCAGGTAAAGCTCCGCCTGCCACAGGTCGCTGCTGTACCTGCAGGTGCCGCCCACGCAGCTGCGGTAGTAGACCTCACCCTTCACGGGCATGATCGTCTCGATGCTGCCGCCATCGCGATCGGTGCGGCTGATCACCTCAGGACCGAACATACAGGTCACACCTGGCCGCGAAACGGCCGCCGCTTCTCTTCGATTCTGGCAACTCGTACCCGCAGCACTGCTGCCGCATCTCCCAGTATTTGCAGTCCCAACACATTGGCGGGCTACTGGCCGGCCGCAGGTTGGTGACTGCTGCGCGGTAGATCGACTGCGCCCGCAGCAGCGCCTCCTGCAGCTGCACCGTGCCGGTGTCGGCCTCGATCTGCAGCTCGGGCTTTGGACCCAGCACGATGCGCGCGTGCCAGTTCCGATCGGAGCGGCTGCACACCAGCAGCAGACGGCCGGCGTGCAGGCTAATCACTCCTCTTCTCCGTGACTCGGCAGGTGGTAGAGACGCTCGAGCGTCATGCTGGCTGGCTCGGGCTCACCGGCTGTGACGTGTGCCGCCACTGGATCAGCAGGGTTGGCCGCCACGAACACGGTCGGCCAGTGCAGCTCCTTCACCACCACCAGACTGGTGCGGGGACTGCGCACCAGCACCCACAGCGCAGCGCGCTCGAGCAGGTTCAGGCCGGGCAGGTGCATCATGCCTCCAGTTTGGCGAGCAGCCGGCGGAGATACCACTGCGCTTTTGCCAGCGACACCGCCTCCCCCTTGTAGCGCTCGCGCCAGGTGTACTTGATCACGTTGCCCTTGCAGTAGCCGCGGAACTCCTCGGGCGTCAGCGCAGCCTCGATCGCATCGATGCACTCAATGCCACCTTGCCGGTAGTGATCCGGGTTGATCTGATCAGTCATCAAGCCATCCCCATGCGATGCGTTTGCAGATGCGCCATGCGTGTTTCTCGTCCACATCGAACTCAGCCGCCAGCTGGCGGTAGCTCCACCCCTCGGTGCGAAGCCGGCGCAGATTGCGCACCAGCTCCGGCGTGAGGATCGCGGCGATGTTCTCCTCGCCAGCCTTGAATGGCCGGCTCATCGCCACTTATCCCCCAGTAGCTGCTGGCGGCAGATCTCGATCGCCTGCTGCGCCTGCTTCTGCGTCATGACCGACTCGGTGGCATCCATGGCACGCACCACGCGGGCAAGCAGCTCGGGGTAATCCGTGTCGCGGAAGTTGGCGGCGATGTCGGCGCAGAACTCTTGCCACAGGCCGGTGTAGGTGCAGCAGGTGCGGCCGCTGCGTTCGTACAGCGCGTCCATCATGTCGGCGCGCTGCTGGTCAAGCTGTTGTGCGTTCATGGTTCGAGGTGTTGGCGGATGCGGAGCAGCTCAGCGCAGAGCTGCTGGCGGTTGCGGAGCCCAACGGTGCCGCACAGCTGATCGATGCGGATGTCGATCAGCTGGCGGATGCGCTGGCGCTCCTCAGTCTGACCAGCGGTGAAGGCGCTGGTGTCGCTAAGCAGCTGCTCGATGCGGTGGCGGATGTCGCTCATGGATGGTCGATGGTGACGGTGGCGATGCCATCCAGCGGCACGCCAAGGCGATGCGCAGCACCGGCGCTCAGGTCCAGGCTGGAGCAGTCGCAGCGGTCAGTGACGCGCACCGTGAGCACGCGGCCGCGGTGGCTGACGCGCACCGGCGTGCCGCAGGGCAACCATGGATGTGCCGCGCTGATGCCCCAGTGCTCGTAGGTGCCGCCGCAGTATGTGGTGCGCCCGTGGTACCAGCCGTCGTAGACCGTGGCTGTCACCGAGCGCGCGTGGGCTGGCATGGCAACCAGCAGCAGCGCTGCAGTCAGCAGGTGGCGCATCATCAGGCCACCTCCACGGTGGCGCCCGGCCAGCGGGCTTCGGCGTAGCGGATTGCGTGGCGCTTCGTTTCAGCGCGCGTGATCCACGTCATGGGCTGGGCACCCTGCGGGTAGACGATCAGGCGGAACTCGCGGGTGCGCGCCTTCGGCCTCGGCCGGCTGATGCCGTCACCGTGCTGGCTGGTCTGTGGTCCGTCTGCCCATTGCCAAGGCAGCATTGCACCGGTTGTTTCAGGCATTGGTTTCTTCAGTGTTGAGCCATTCGATCTGCGACCACCACTCGAGCCATGTGTCGGCGGCGATCAGCTTGGCCTCAGTGAGGCTGGAGGCCTCCACGCACTCGAGCACGTTGGCGGCCTTGATCTGGAAGTAGAAGCGGCGGTCAGTCATGCCGCACCACCTGCTGCGTGCCGGAGTGGGTGGGGCTGTGATGCGCGCCGGATTCGATGCCGATCATGGCGAACACGCTTGCGGCGATCAGGCAGCAGATGGCGTTGTTGATGTGGTTGATCATGATGCAAGCGCCACACGGACGCGGTAACGGGTGATGTGGAGGCGGTCGGCGATCTGACGCTGGCTCAGACCGGTGCGGTGCAGGACGCGGACGCGGCGATCGTCGCTGGCGGTAAGCCAGTCGATCACTGCGACCACAAGCAGCAGCGGTAGGAACAGCTTCCAGATCAGCAGCAGGGTGGTGGTGAGCACGGCCTAAAGAGCGGTGGCCTTGTCGGCCGTGACCAAACAATACACCGTAGGCCGCGCACCATGCACCGCTGCTGTCACATTCCGTTACGTCCCCACCGGTCGCGCTCCTCCACCGCCTCCACGCGCATCTTGGTGTGGCCAGCGCTCAGCTCCAGCGGTACGCGCAGCACCGGCTTGTGCAGGTGGGCAGCGCTCCAGCCCACCGCGTAATCAGGCACCGTCACCTCGACCGTGAACCACTTGTGGCCGCAGTCGGCGCACTGTCGCCGGCGCACCACTTGGTCCGGCAGTCGGTTGTTTGTGATCGGCGCCCGGATGGTCTCGCTACTGCATTTAGGGCATTGCATCGGCAACATGGGGACAGTTCGCCCCAGAACAATGAAATTCGGTGAGTGGATGGTGGCGCAGATACCACCGGAGAAACAGTTTTTGATCGAAAAGCAATGCCGCGACATCGAACGCCACCCGCAGGTGGGGCCGCTCGCGGCAAAGCTCCTCAAGCAGTGCTACCACCAGCAGGAAATGCTCCAGGCCGCGGTCAATGAGATCGCGCGCCTGGAGCTCCTGCTGATGAAGGCCTAGAACAGATCGGCCTCGGTGATCTCCGTCACCACGCCATCAGTCGCCTGCGCCAGGCTGGCAGCTGCGCTCTGAGCGGTGACGGGCGGCACCCAGTCACGGGGCGGCTGCGCCACAGCGCTCACATACGCAGTCCCGCTGCTGCTGGTCTTCTTCCAGCCGGTCACCGGCACCTGCACGCTGCCGTACTGGTCCACCGGCTGGCTCAGCACAAACGCGCACAACGCATCGAGCTCCTCCGGCTTGATGTTCATCCGGCCGCTGAAGTCCACCTTGCTGTCGGGCTTGGTGGACTTGAAGATTGCCAGGTTCAGCTTGAAGGTCATGGTCTCGGTTGGGTAGGTGGATTGTTGGGCATCCCGCGCAGGTTTCGAGCCTCGTAGGCCTCCACCTCAGCGACGGGATACAGGACACGGCCTCCGATCTTCACGAACCTCGGGCCGCGGTTCTGGCTGCGCCAGTTGTCGAGCGTGCTCAGCGTGACGACACCTCGCCACCTGGCTGCCAGCTCGCGTGGCTGCAGGTATCCGGGCTCAGAAGATTTCATCTGCATCACTTGCCTCCACCACCTCAACCGGCTCCGCCGCCGGCTGCTTGATCTTCGCGTTCAGCTGCTCCACCGCTGACTTCGGGGCGGGCTCGGCCGGGCGCACCGTCACGGGCTCCACGTCGAGCACTTCCTCCTCAGTCTTGAAGCCGAGCGTGAGATGGCTGGCGAAAAGACGCTGCCAGAACGCAGCGGCTCTGTACCTCAGCATCAGCTCGGGCATGGTCTGCCACTTGCTGCCGCTCTTGGTCGCCCAGCCTTCCTTCTTCGCCATGCCAACCGACACCCACGGACCTTCCAGCAGCTCACCGCTCTTCAGGTCGGTGGCGGTGCAGCGACAGCCTTGCTGCTCGCCTTCGCCGCGCAGCTCAAAACGCAGCGGGCTGAACTCGCCGCAGCCGTTCACCAACGCGATCAGGAACTGGCTGCTGAAGCTGGGCCGGCCATGGATGACGTGGACATGCTGCATCACCAGAAAAGGGCTCAGGTTGAGCCGGTTGGCGATCTCAAGCGCCACCAGGCAGTTCGCGAACCCCTGCTGCCCCTGGAACTGCGGCGGGATCAGCGTCGAGCTGGCCAGCGCCTTGGCGATCCGCTGCGCATCCTCGAATGCCTGGATGCCGGAGAACACGCTGCCTCCGGTGGTTGTCAGTGCTGTGGACTCGCTCATGGTTGAAGTCTCAAGGTCAGATAGATGAACAGGCAGCCGGCCACCGCCGGCCAGTAGGTGATCGGCCACAGCTCGGTGAGGAACCAGCCGCCGGCCAGCGCCGCCACGGGCGCACGGATGGCCAAGGAAGGGATCCGCATCAGTAGAGCTCGATCTCGGCTGGCGCTCCGACCGGCAGCGATCCATCCGGCCGCGGCCGCATCCATGCCGGCAGCCCGATCGGCTGGATCTCCTCGCTGTAGCCCGGCCACCGGCCAGCAGCGCGGCACTCGGCCAGACGCTCCAGATCCTGCAGCGCACGTTCGCCACCGGCACCGATCATCTCGCCATCGGCCACGTAGACCGCCACGGCGTGCGGTGGCTTCTTCTCCACGCAGATGAAGATGAACCCTTCCGGCCGGCGCACCGTCGCCTGCTCGAGGCCGTGCAGATACCAAGCTGCCTGCACGTGGTAGCGGAAGTTGGCGATCGACTTCCTGAACCCAGCCGGGCTGGCATCCTCCGTGGTCTTCAGGTCCACGATCAGGCTGCCGTCATCGGTCAGCCAGTCCGGCCGGCACTTGCACTCGAGGCCTGTCGCCTCATCGGTCCAGATGTGCGTGGTCTCGGCCTTGCCCTTGAGCCTCAGCAGCGCACCAGCTGCAGGGTGTGAGCGCACGGCCAGCGCCATGGCCTGCATCAGGTCGGTATCAGCGCGGGTCAGCACCTCGCGCCCAGCAGCTTGGGCCTCCCATTCGGCCCAGAGCTCCTTACCCGCTTTCGTGCGCCTGTCGATGTTCTCGGGCGCCATCACGTAGCGCTCCGCGAACGTGTCGGGCTCCAGCGTCAGCGTGTGCACCGCAGTGCCGAGCCGCATCGCTGGCGTCGGCTCAGGCTCCACCCGGTTCTCGTCGAGATACCGCGCCCAGTAGTGCAGCGGGCTGCGGGCGATCTGATCGAGGTGGCTTTTCGATACCGCCGGATGGCGGTGATAGGCGGCGTTGTCCAAAGGCAGCGCGTACCGAAGGCTCACGCAACTTACCACTGTTTCCCTGCCTGTCATCGCTTCCCCCAGTAGTTCTCAGTATTTCAATCTCTGCCGTCTAGTATCCGGCCGCTGACCTTGGTATTCCTTCCCGCTATCCAAGGTCAAGTCTCATGAGTCTCACGCTTCGCGACTATCAATCACAGGCGATCTCAGACCTTCGTGCTGCCTACCGCCAAGGCGCGCGCGCTCCTCTGCTTGTCTTGAGCACCGGCGCTGGCAAGACGATTTGCTTCTCCGCCATCACAGCCGGAGCCGTCGCACGCGGCCGCCGCGTGCTGATCCTCGTCCACAGGCGTGAGCTGATCCTGCAGGCCAGCGCGAAGCTCAGCCTGGTCGGCGTATCCCATGGCGTGATCGCGGCTGGTCACCCGGAGGCCGATCACCCAGTGCAGGTTGCATCCGTGCAGACGCTTGCGCGGCGCCTACATCGTCAGCACTGGCAGCCAGATCTCATCGTCATTGATGAGGCACACCACGCGGTTGCTGGCACCTGGTCCTCAGTGCTCAGCCACTGGCCACAAGCCTTCCGCCTCGGCGTTACGGCGACCCCCATCAGGCAGGACGGCCGCGGCCTCAGTGCGGTATTCGATCATCTGGTAATTGGACCATCAGTGGCAACCCTTACATCGCAGCGGCACTTATCGCCTGCGCGTGTATTTGCGCCACCAATCATTGCCGACCTATCCAGAATCGCAATTCGCGCTGGTGATTATTCACCAGAGCAAGCAGCCGATCGCATGGATCGCCCCACCGTCACAGGTGACGCGATTGCACACTATTTGCGCATCTGTCCCGGCAAGCGTGCGATCGCCTTCTGCTGTTCTGCCAAGCACGCAGACTCGGTGGCCGCGGCCTTCACCGAATCAGGGATCACAGCCGCCACGCTGCTCGGCACAACATCAACGCAGCATCGTGACGCACTCCTGCGACAGTTCGTCGCAGGCACCCTGCAGCTGCTGGTGACCGTCGATGTGGTGTCCGAGGGTTTCGACTGCCCCGATGCCGAAGCCGCCATCCTGCTGCGCCCGACCGCCAGCCTTGGCCTCTACCTGCAGCAGGTCGGCCGCGTGCTGCGCCCGGCACCCGGCAAGGAGCACGCCGTGATCCTCGATCACGTCGGCAATGTCCACCGCCATGGCTTCCCCGACGATGACCGCGACTGGTCGCTGGACGATCGCCTGAAGCGCAGCCGCGCAGCTGGCACTGCAGCGCCCACCGTCCGCACATGCCAGGTCTGCTTCGCCGCCTTCCCGCCACAGCCGGCCTGCCCCTGCTGCGGCACGCCGGTGCCGATCCAGCCCGCACGTCAGCTGCACCAGGTGGCCGGGGAGCTGAAAGAGCTCCACCGCGAGGCCGTGCGCCAGCGCACGCAGGAGCGCCGCCGCGCACGCACACTGCCCGAGCTCATGGCCATCGCACGCCAGCGCGGCTACAGCCCCGCATGGGCGTGGAAGGTCCACAATGCGCGCAACCGATCGGCCTGATGTGGCGAACCCCGAGACCGACCTGCAGCAGCGCATCCGTCTCGCGCTCGGCACGCACCCCGATGCCCGACTGTTCCGCAACCAAGTCGGATCGCTCCCCGATCCACGCACCGGCCGGCTCGTCACCTTCGGCCTTGCCCGCGGCTCCGCTGACCTGATCGGCTGGCGCACCCTCACCGTCACCCCTGAGATGGTCGGGCAGCGCATCGCCGTGTTCACGTCGCTCGAGATCAAGACCCCATCAGGCCGCCTCTCACCTGCCCAGACCCACTGGCTCCATGCCGTCCGATCAGCCGGTGGCATCGCAGGAGTGGCGCGGTCTGTTGCAGATGCCGTCGTCATCGTGCAGGGCAGCCCATAATGCACCTGCCAAAAAAAGCGGCCGGTGGTGCTCCATACACCCCGGCCACAGTCCACAGCCACTACCTGCAGACATGACAACGTTACAGAAGACGCCTGATTTCAGCGCGATCCGCACCTTCTTCAAGGTGATCGGCAAACCAACCGGCACCGCGCGTCTTCGTGGTTTTTTCCCCAATGGTCACCCCGCCAAGGGTGACGATCGCGGCCGCAAGGCGCCACCATCCCGCAAGGCCGTCGAGGAGTGGCAAGCAGAAGGCCGCGGCGTCTACGTCGTCATCAACGATGGCGGTGACACCGACGCCGACATCACCGGCTGCCGTGCCTTCTTCTGCGAGTGGGACGATCGCCCCAAGGACTGGCAGCTCAACGCATGGCAGGAGCTCGGCCTGCCAGAACCCACCATCCAGGTGGACACCGGCGGGAAGTCGATCCACTGCTACTGGGTGCTGAACGATCCCATTAGCCCGCAGCACTGGCGCATCCTTCAAAAGCGCCTGCTCGATCACGCTGATGCCGATCGCGCGCTCAAGAACCCCTCGCGCGTCATGCGCCTTCCAGGCACCTTCCACGTCAAGGCCGATGGCACGCTCGGTGAGCTCGCATCGATCGTCACCTGCTCCGAGCGCACCTACAACGTCGAAGACATCGAGGCCTGCCTTCCTGAACCCGAGCAGCCCGCAACGGCCATCACGGTGTCGTCCGTACAACTGCCGGACACCATCAACCTCGATGAGCTGCTGCCCAAGGAGCTCAGCCAGCTCGCAACATCAGGCACCACCGAAGGCGGCCGCAACAACGACTGCTTCCGCCTCGCAGCTGTCGCATTCGCCATTGATGACGCCGCACGCGCTGCAGGCCTTCTCGTCAGCGGCACACCCGAGCAGGTGGTGCTCTCCTTCGCCGCACGCTGCTCACCACCGCTGCCCGAACGCGAAGCGCTCACCTGCCTGCGCAGTGCCGCAGAACAACCCCGCACCGTCGACAAGGGCTGGCCGGATCGCCTGCGCTATCACCTCAACCGCCAGGCACGCCAGCACCGCCAGCAGCAGATTTCACCAGCGCCATCACCCGATGCGCCGCTCGCTGAAGTCACAGAGGCGATCAACTTCAACCTGCGCAGCAAGAACTCCGACTGGCTGCCGCTGGTCAAGCAAGGCGTCTTCGACAAGATCAACAGTCGCTGGATCTGCCATGACGAGATCCTCCACTTCTGGAGTGGCTGCCACTACCAATCCATCACAGACGATGAGCTGTCACCCCTGATCGCTGCCTTCCTCGAGCAGCTCTACACCACCGAAGGCAAGGAAGGCGAGTGCATCCACCCATGGGCGCGACCTCGCTACGTGACCGAAGCCCTGGCATGGATGCGCACCAAGCTCGGCGCATCAGGCGTCAACCCACCAAACGCCATCAACTGCCGCAATGGGGTCGTCAGCTGGACGTGGCAAGGCAGCCGCTTCACCCTTCATTTCACGCCGCACAATCCCGCGGTGCCCTTCACCTACATCACCGACTACGACTACGACCCGCAGGCCAACCCCGAGCACATGTTCCGCCTGCTTGAGGCCGTGGAACCCACCGATCAGGACACTCTGCAGCGCATCCTCGGTTCATCGCTTGATCTGACGAAATACCGCGCCACACGCGGCCGCCCCAGAGCCCTGCTCATGATCGGCTCCGGTTCCAACGGCAAGGACACCATCCGCACCGCACTGCGTGACACGCTCGGCGCTCGCAACTTCTCCTCCTGCACCCTCGCCGACTTTCGCCAGTACGACCAGGGCCGCAAGTTCCCCATCGCGCCGCTCCGTGATGCCTCCATCAACTGGAGCTCCGAGAACAGCCAGTTCGTCCACATCGACAGCCTGCAAGCTCTGAAGGGCGCCATCTCCGGCGAGGAGCTTGCATGGGAGGTGAAAGGCGTCCAAGAGACCACCTTCATCCCGAACTGCCTGTTCGTTTTCAACCTGAACAAGGAGCCATCGCTCACCGGCGAGCAGGCTGCCATCGAGACCCGGTTCCACGTCTTTCAGTTCCGCCGCACCTACATGGCGGTGCCCACCAGGCCGGAGCACCTCAAGGCTGACCCACGCCTCAAGGATGACCCTGAGTTCATCCATCGCCACATCTGCCCCGCCTTCCTCAACTGGCTGCTGGAAGGCCTGCAGCTCTCCGTTGAGCACGGCATCGACTACGAGACCGGACGTGAAGCCATGCGCGCCGTCCGCCGCAAGGGCAGCCACCTTTGGGACTTCTGCGATGAGATCGGCCTCTCATGGGATGAGGACGCAGAGACCCCACTCCTCACCGTCTGGGCGCACCTGTGCCGCTGGTATCAGGAGGAGGGCTTCAAGGATGGCAACGGCCGCTGGGTGATCGATCCACCCAACGATCCGACCGTCAAGGCCTCCCGTTTGCTGCTTCAGCGCCTGCTGGTGGTGTTCCCAGAGGTGAAGGCAAAAAAGGATCCGAAGGCAAGAACCACCACGCTGGTTGGCGTTCGCCTTCCTGCCGCCATCGGCTGACCCCAAAAATCGAAGGCAACTTGCCTTCGATCGAGGGCAGGGGCGAAGGCAAATCGAAGGCCAAACCCCTTGCAATACCTACCTGAACCCTAATCCCCCTAGATCACATCACATCACAGGGGTAAGGGGGCACAGATAGGGGAAACGCTACGTGTGTAGGGAATGGAGGAAAAATGGGGGGTTTTGCCTTCACCCCCGCCACGACTGGGTTTTTGCCTTCTGCTTGCCTTCACCCCCTAGATTTGCTTTCGTCCGCCACTACCGGATCGACTCATGGCTCAATCCTTCGGCTCATGGCTCAAGGCGCAGCGGGATCGCAACGACCCCGTCGGTGACCTCGCGCAGGACTTTCTTCGCGACGTGGCCGCCAACCAGCGCGGCTGGCCTTCACAGTGGTCAGCCATGGCGCTGCGGCATCGGCTGATGTTCCTCGATGCCTGCGACGGGGCAATGGCAGCGCTCGATCAGGCCGTTGCGGAGTGGCAGGCCTCCCGCTAGCTCACCGCTTCCCACTCGCCTGGCCAAGCTGCCGCCCCTACCCTTGATCCATGGCAACCGTCCGCATCGACCTTCAGAGCGACCTGCAACGGCTCTCGAGCCGCGTGGCGCTGCTCACGGACCAGAACCTGCGCTTCGCTACCTCCAGGGCGCTCACAGCCACCGCTCGCGCTGCACAGGCTGAGCTGAAGCAGCAGACCCCTCGCTACATCGACCAGCCCACCCGCTGGACGATCAATGGCACATACGTGCGCTTCGCACGGCCGGACACCCTCGAGACCGAGGTGGGCTTCCGCTCTGACCCCCAAGGCCGGGGCAATGCGGCAGGGCGCTACCTGCAGCCGATCGTCAAGGGCACCACGCCGAAGCTCAAGGGCGCCGACCTCGCAGCCAGCAAGATCGCCCGTGAAGCGCCCGGCGCTGTGCTGGTGCCAGCCAAGGGCTCAGGCCTCACCAACGCAGCCGGCAACGTCTCGCTGAGCAAGTACGCCACGATCCTCGGCCAGGCACGCCAAGGCGGCGGCCAGTACTTCGTCGGGCCGGTCAAGCCGGGCAGCTCGATCAAGGCCGTGTTCGAGCGCAAGGAGGGCTTCATCAGCCGCAGCTCCACGCTGGAGCGCAGCACCCGGCGGGTGTTCACCATCGACCCCAACCCCAAGCAGCGGCGCCCGCAGTTCCCCGTGCGCGAGATCCTCACCAAGGCGTTCGGGCAGGCATGGCCAGCCGAGGTGCGCAAGGCCTACGAGGCCGAGGTGCAGCGCAAGCTGGGCAGGCGCTGAGATCCCTTGCAGCGCAGGCGTTCTCAACTGCGACCCATGTTGAGATCACGGCATCGTTATGTCGTCACACACCCCCATCGCTGAGATCCCTTGCGCCGCAAGGGGTTTGGGCTGCCGGGGTCGGGGTATGCGTCGAGGCGCATGGGTCCTCCCCACCGCCCAGATCGAGGGTATTTCGCAACCCCGCGCTTCGGCTAGCGTCAGGTCTCAGCGGTGTCTAACGGGACTCAGCGTGAGACAAAAGGCCATAGTCTCTCCACGAGTTAAGCGGTTAACTAGGCTGAGTTAACCAACGCTAGAGCCGAAAACCTTAGTGCTCGTCACGTTTTCCGAGTTCGCCGCGCTGAAGGGATGCTCGAAAGCTGCCGTTACTGCAGCGATTCGATCGCGCATCGGTGCGGCTGTTGTGGAGAAGGACGGCAAGCGCTGGCTGGACCGCGACCTAGCGCTCGAGCTGTGGCGGAAGAACACCAAGGCGACCCACAACGCGAAGGTGAGCCAGCCGGACCCGGTGGAGCCGCGCACGCCGGTGGAGCTGCGCAAGGCGATCGACCGGCTGCCGGATGATGCGATCCCCGAGCTGAATGAGAGCCGGGCACGGCGGGAGCACTACCAGGCGGAGCTGGCGAAGCTGCAGGTGGCGCAGCAGCGCAAGGAGCTGGTGCCAGCGGATGAGGTGAAGAAGCAGGCGTTCCAGATTGGACGCAGCGTGAGAGAGGCGCTCTCGAATCTGGCTGACCGGCTGTCGCACCAGCTGGCGGGTGAGACCGACCCTGCGGTGATCCACCAGCTGCTGAGCGATGAGCACCGCGATGCGCTGCTGGCGCTGGCAGACTCAGAGCGATGATCGAGCTGCTGCACGGCGACTGCCTCGACCGGCTCCGCGAGCTGCCGGACTGCAGCGTGGATGCCATAGTCACAGACCCTCCCTACTTCCGCGTGAAGGGCGAAGCATGGGACCGGCAGTGGGACGATGCGGATCAGTTCATCGCGTGGATTGGCCAGCTGTGCGAGCAGTGGCACCGTGTGCTGAAGCCGAACGGCAGCCTCTATGTGTGGGCGTCACCCAAGATGGCGGCACGGGTAGAGGTGGAGATCAGCCGGCGGTTCAACGTGCTGAACCGCATCCGCTGGGTAAAGGCCGCAGGCTGGCACCAAAAGGCGGAGAAGGAGGCTCTGCGGTCCTACCTGTCGCCGTGGGAGGAGTGCATCTTTGCGGAGCACTACGGAGCCGACAACATTGCCAAGGGCGAGGCCGGCTACGCGGCCAAGTGCGATGAGTTGCGTGGGTTTCTGTTTGAGCCGCTGCGGTCTTACATCGCTGGAGAGTTTGAGCGCGCTGGGATGCTGAACCAAGCGGGCAAGATCGCTGCCAACGTTGCGTGTGGCTTCAGCCCTTCACCGGGTGGCATGGCGTCACGCCACTACTTCAGCCAGAGCCAATGGCAGCTGCCGACAGAGGCGCACTATTTGGCGATGCGAGAACTGCTTAACAAGTCAGGCGGCGACTATCTGCGGCGCGAGTACGACTATCTGCGGCGCCCGTTTTCGGTGTCAGCTGCCGTGCCCTACACCGACGTGTGGGATTTCTCCACCGTGAAGGCTTACCCCGGCAAGCACCCGTGCGAGAAGCCGGTGGACATGCTGCGACACATCATCACCGCCAGCACAAAACCTGGCGCTGTAGTGCTCGATTGCTTCATGGGCTCAGGCTCCACTGGTGAAGCTTGCAAGCTTGAGGGTCGCCAGTTCATCGGCATTGAGCGAGACCCGGCTTACTTGGAATCGGCACGCAAGCGGCTCAACACGACGGCGGCGCATCAAGAGGACCTGTTCGCATGAGCGTCTGGCGCACGGCCTTCATGGACGGGCTGCGGCCGGAGCCGCCACTGACGGTGAGCGTGTGGGCTGACAAGCACCGGCGGCTGAGCAGCAAGGCCTCAGCGGAGCCTGGACCGTGGCGCACCAACCGGACGCCGTACCTGCGTGAGCCAATGGACTGCCTGAGCACCACCAGCACGGTGCAGCGGGTGGTGATGATGTTCGCGGCGCAGACCGGCAAGACCGAGAGCGGCAGCAACTGGCTGGGCTACGTGATTGCGCACGCACCGGGACCGATGCTGCTGGTGCAGCCGACCGTGGAGATGGCCAAGAGGCTGAGCAAGCAGCGGCTTGAGTCGCTGATCAGCGAGACGCCGGTGCTGACGGAGAAGATCGCGCCGGCACGGGCACGCGACTCGGGCAACACGATGTTCGCGAAGGAGTTCCCCGGCGGCATGATGCTGCTGACGGGTGCGAACAGTGCGACAGGCCTGAGATCGACCCCGTGCCGCTACATCTTCATGGATGAGATCGACGCCTTCCCGGCTGATGTGGACGGCGAAGGTGATCCGGTGAGCCTGGCGGAGAAGCGTGCGACCACGTTTGCGCGGCGGAAGATCCTGCTCACCAGCACACCGACCGTGAAGGATTTCAGCCGGATCGAGGCGGAGTACGAACGCAGCGACCAGCGGCGCTTTTTCGTGCCATGCCCGAGCTGTGGCGCGATGCAGTGGCTGAAGTGGCCGCAGCTGAAGTGGGAGAAGAACGACCCGAGCACGGCGGTCTACGAGTGCGAGGCGTGCCATGAGCGCTTCGCCGAGATCCACAAGCCGGCGATGCTGCGGCAGGGTGAATGGCGCGCGACGGCACCGAGCGATGGCAAGACGGCTGGCTTCCAGCTATCGGGGCTCTACAGCCCACTGGGCTGGCTGAGCTGGGCGGACATGGTGGACGACTTCCTGCGGGCGAAGTCGGATGCGCCGATGCTGAAGAGCTTCGTCAACACCCGGCTGGCGGAGACGTGGGAGGAGGACTTCGCCAGCAAGGTGAGCGCGAGCACGCTGCTTGAGCGCTGTGAGCCCTATCTGGCCGGCAAGCTGCCCGAAGCGGTGCTGACGGTCACGATCGGCGTTGACGTGCAGGGCGGTGGTGGCTCGGCCGGTGATCGCTTGGCGGTGAGCGTGTGGGGCTGGGGCCGCGGCGAGGAGGGCTGGCTGATCGACCACCAGGAGATCGCGGGCGACCCGTGCCAGGCGGAGGTGTGGAAGCAGCTCGATCTGCTGGTGCTGCACGAATGGGAGCACGCGAGCGGCGGCAAGCTGCGTGCGGATGTGGTGGCGGTGGACTCCGGCGGCCACGCGACGGCGGAGGTGTACCAGTACGCAAGGGAGCGCGCTGGTGTGGGTGTGATCGCGATCAAGGGTCAGAGCCAGCGGGGCAAGCCGCCGATCGGCAAGCCGGGCAAGGTGGACATCAACGCCAAGGGGCAGACGCTGAAGCGCGGTGCGCAGGTGTGGCCGGTGGGTGGCGACACGATCAAGACCACGCTGTTCGGCAGGTTGAAGCACAACGAACCCGGCGAGGGCTACCTGCACTTCCACGCGCAGACGGGTGGGGAGTATTTCGAGCAGCTGACGGCTGAGAAGCAGGCGCTGCGGTACGTGAAGGGCTTCCCCGTGAGGGAGTGGGTGAAGAAGCCAAGCGCGCGTAACGAGGCGCTGGATTGCCTGGTCTATGCCTATGCGGGGTTAAATCGGCTCTATTCGCGGTATGACCGCAGAACGATCTGGGATCAGCTGGAAGCAAGGCTGCAGAAGGCAGCTGATGGTGCGGCTAAGCCGCAGCTAAGATCGGGCAAGGGCAAAGCGCCTGCGTTCGCTACCAGCTGGTGAGGCCGTGAACATCCCCGCGCAAATCAGGGCCGGTGACACGGTGAAGTGGCGGGACGTTGCGGGCCGCGACAACCTCGGCAATGCGATCGATAGCAGCTGGACGCTGACTTACTACCTGCGCACCAACACCAACCACGAAGGCGCGACGGTGGTGGGCACGGCCTACGGCAGCGGGTGGGAGTTCACGATCGCGCAGGCCACCAGCGCCGGGTTTGAGACCGGCCAGTGGTATTGGCAAGCGGAAGCGCGCAAAAGCGGCGTTCATCACACGCTGGGCGCCGGACAGCTGCAGGTGCTGGCCGGGCTCAGCTACACCGGCCAGCCGGCGGCATTCGACGGCCGTTCGCAGGCACAAAAGGATCTTGAGGCGGTGCAGGCGGCGATCCGCGCGATCGTCTCCGGCGGCGTGGTGCAGGAGTACAAGATCGGCACGCGCAGCCTGAAGAAGTACGAAATGGCGGACCTGATTGCGCTTGAGGGCAAACTGAAGGCTGAGGTGAAGCGCGAACAAGCAGCGCAGCTGGCG